TTGCACAAGAAGATTATGGAATTTACGATCCACCAGAATTAGGTGGAGTTGATGGTATGAGTGGAGGACAAGCAACACCAGGCGCAGAATTTGCAGATCAAAACCCTTACGGTGGCACTGGTACTATGGATGACTTAGGTGCGGATACTTTTGATACAATGCCGCAAGAATCACCGGTTGCTACTTTTGGAGATACGACTACAGGATTAGAAGATTATGTAGAGGGCATAGATTTAACAACAGGTCTTCCTAAAACACCAGCAATAGATACAACACCAGATGCACCTCCATCTTTAGGATTTGGAAACGCTTATGAAGAACCTATGTCTTTAGAAAATGTTATAGGAACAGATGCAAACGTTGGTTTTGTTGATACACCAGAACAACAACAAGGTTTTCTTCAAGATGTACTAGGTAGAGCAGGTCAAACTGTTGAGGGTGCATTAACTGAATTAGGTAAAGTGCCAGGAGCTGTAGTTGATTTTGCAAATCAAACTGTAGATTTATTTGGACAAAAACTTAACGTTGGTAAAACTTTAGCATCAGCTGCTATTAATAAAGTTGTAGGTGGACCTATAAGTTTAGTGTTTGACGCAATAGGAGCATTAGGAATTGAAGGTGGACCAACATTACAAACAGAAAAAGCAGATAGCATTGGTCTTTTAAATCCAAATGCTACAGGTGGTTATCAAGATAAATACGGAATTAATACTCAATCAGCATTTGGTGATTATGATCAATACAACATAGACAGAGTTGAACAATTAGAAGATATAGTTGCTGATCAGAAAAAAAGGAATTTAACTAACACAATACAAATGCAAGAATTAGAAGATAGAAAAGAATATAACAGAATAAGTGGTGTTGGTGGAGACATAACTCCAAATGCTACACCAACAGATATTGCTACAGGTAATGTAACGGGTGACGCAACAATAGCAGAAATAATAGCTCAACAAGATAGAAATGAGATTCAACCAACAGATCCAAGTTTAGATATACCTGATAGAGGAAGAGGTGATCAAGATACAGGATCAACTAGCACAGATCCAGCAGATGATTTTGATGATGGAACTATGACAGGAGTAGCAGCCGACATAACAGGTGATCCAATTGGTGGTTTTTTTGATGCTGTTGATAGTGCAGCAGGTGGTAGTGGTTCTCCAAGTGGAGGTTTAACCGATGCACAAGCAGCAGCTAATCAAGATGCAGCTAGAGGTGGTAACACAGGATCAACTGGTATGTCAGATGCACAAGCAGCAGCTAATCAAGATGCAGCTAGAGGAGGCAGCAGCGGAGGCGGAGGCAGCGGAGGCAAAATTGTTTGTACTATGATGAACGACTCTTACGGTTTTGGATCATTTAGAAATAAAATATGGTTAAGACACTCAAAAGACTTAGCACCTGAATATCAAAAAGGATATCATAAGATATTTTTACCACTTGTAAAATTATCTAAAAATAATAAAGTTTTAAAAAAAATGTTAGAACATATAGCCGTGCATAGAACTATTGACATTCGACAAGAATCAAGAGGCAAGGTGCATTTATTAGGTAGAGTATATAGAAAAATATTAGAACCAATTTGTTATTTTGTAGGTAAACATGGTTAAAAAATCAGCATTACAAAAAATAGAAGACCATGAAAAACTTTGCAGAATAATGCAAAAACAAACTTTTGATCAAATTAAAGAAATGAAAGCTCAAATTGTTAGAATAGAAAGATTATTAATTGGAACAGCAGCTTTTATAATAATAAGTTTATTAGATAAAGTTTTTTAAATCCAAGCTTTTAATTCTTCTCCCATAACTTGACTTGCAATATTAACTTTTTTACGTAAAGCTTTTACAATTCTTTCATCAACAGTGTCTTCACACATTATATCAATATATGTCATGGGTTTAGTTTGACCAATACGATCTATCCTAGCCTCTGACTGTTGTCTTTTTTCAAGATCATAACCATTAGAATAATAAATCATATTACTAGCAGCAGTAAGAGTTATACCATAGCCACCTGTTTGTGGTGTGCCAATAAAAAACCTACATTTATCATCTTCTTGAAAACGTTTTATATTTTGTTGTCTTTCTTCTTGTGGTGTTAAACCATAGTAATCTACAAAAGAATCTGGACCAAACTCTTCAACAATAGCTTTTATTATTTGTCTTACATCACTTTGCCAGTGGGCCCAGATAACAACTTTACCTTCTATTTCATCTAGAACATCTATAAGTTCATCAAGTCTATTACTTTTTAATTCTTGCACTGTGCCATCATCTGCTTTGAAATGGCCACAAGTAATTTGTTGTAGTCGCATTAATTGTGTTAGTGCATTTGCTGTTGTAATCATTTTACCATTAAGTATTGCAAGTGCTTCTTTTTTCATTTGCGTATAAACTTTAAATTGGTCAGGTGTTAATTGTACAATACGTTTCATAAAAGTTTTTTTAGGTAAATCTAAACAATCATCTTTTAATACACGGTAAGAAAAATTTTTTAATTTGTCTGATAACTCTCCAAGATTACGGTATCCAACTACAATCTGTACAGATCTACCACCAAAGTTTGCAGTTTTCATAACTGCATATCTAGTTCTAAACGAGTAATAAGAGTTATGGTCTAAGAGCCAGGGGTCAAGAAACTCGCATTGTTTATATAAATCTAATGGTGATTTAGTTACAGGTGATCCTGTAAGGATTCTTTTATATTTTGCATTAACACCAAGAGATACAATACTTTTTGTACGTTTAGCTTCAGGGTTTTTTATTGTAGTAGACTCATCTATGGCCATCATAGTATTATGTGAGTTAATAAATTTTGCTGCAAAGTCTACACCTTTTTTAGTAGACAATGCTTCTACATTCATACATAAAATATGTAAATCTGTGCCTGTTTTAAACAATGTATCTAAATTTTTTTGTTGTTGTTTTGTAATATTTGCTTGCCACAATACGGACACTTTTTCTATATGATCTGGTAAGTGTGTTGGTATTTCTGAACTATACCAGTTTTTGTATACACCTTTTGGTGCCACAATTAAAACACCATTGATCTTGCCTTTGTCATATAACATAGCAACATTATCAATTAATACTTTAGATTTACCTGTACCCATTTCCATAAAATACGCAAAAGCTTTTTTCTCCCAAGACATTTCTAATGCTTTGAGTTGATGTGCGTATGGTTTAGTTTTAAATTTGTATTTCATAGTTTTTTCTTTCTGGGTTGACATATAATATTAAAGAACTATATTGTCAAGCATGAAAGAAAATATAGTTTATGTGATTCAAGAAATACCAGGAACTAAAGAAGGCAATCCTAGAATAAATATTATGGGTGCTTCTGAGTATGGTGAATTTAAATTTTTACTTCCTGAGTTATCACAAATTATTTTTTCACCAGGACCATTAATATATAAATTAAGATCTTTGTTAAAAAATTTTACAACAAAAGATTATTTACTACTTACAGGCGATCCTGCAATAATTGGTGTTGCATGTTCTATTGTATCTGATATGACAAATGGTAAATACAATTTGTTAAAATGGGACAAGCAAGAAAGAAAATACTACCCAATAGAAATAAACTTATATGAAAGAGGAAAGATAGATGAGTAATTTAGAAAAAATGTTTATTGAGGATGCACCTCAACAAGTAAATGAATTAAATAATGTAGAGTCATTATCTAGCCATGTTTTAGAGTTACAAAAACTAGAAGACGAAATAAAAATAGATGAAGAAAAATTATCTAGAAAAAAACAACAAGCAGATAAACTATCTCAACAAGTGATACCAGAAATTATGGACTCCATGAAATTAAAAACTATGAAATTAAGAGATGGTTCTGCAATAGAAATTAAAGAAATTTATAGCGCAACAATACCTTTAGATAAAAAAGAAGGCGCATTTAACTGGCTTCGAAATAACGACTTGGGTGATTTGATTAAGAATGAGATCACTGTTTCCTTTGGTCGTAACGAAGATAACAAGGCGAGCGAATATGCAAACCTTGCCGAGAGCAATGGGTACCAACCGGTTCAAAAACTTAAAGTGGAACCCATGACTCTCAAAGCACTATTCAGAGAGCGAGTCGAAAAAGATTTAGACTTACCTTCTGAACATTTTAACCTGTTTAAGGGAAACAAAACAAAAATAACGAGGAACAAATAACATGAGTGAAGAAACAAGAGACGTAATAAAAAGACAAACGGGTGAGCTATCTGCTTTAGACTTTGTATCAGATTCAGGAATGGGTCTTGAGAATGTAGATAAAGGAGATCTTGCTTTACCTTTTCTGAAACTATTACAATCAGGTTCAGATGAAACTAAAAAGAAACATGCAAAGTATGTTGAAGGCGCTGAAGCTGGTATGTTCTATAATACAGTTACAAAAAAATTGTATAGTGGAGAAAAAGGAATAGAAGTTATTCCTGTATTCTACAAAATGACATATCCAGAGTGGGCACCTTTTGAAAAAAGAGAAGGTAGACCTATACATAATGACAGAGGACCTGGAGTTATGTCAAAGGTAACTCAAAATGATAGAAACAAAGATATGTTAGATAATGGAAATGAAATTATCAAAACAGCAAATCACTTTGTAATTATCAATGGTGAGAGACCGGAGAAAGCTTTGATGACAATGAAATCAACACAGTTAAAAGTCAGTAGACAATGGAACTCGTTGATGGAGAATGAAGTTGAAGTTGATCCTAAATCAGGAAAATCTTTACAAGCACCTACGTTTTCTAGAATTTATAAATTAAATTCTGTAGAGAACACGGGTAGTTTTACTTGGCATGGTTATAACGTGTCTATGATAAAAAAAGTAGACGATGCCGGCCTATATCAAATGGCTAGAGATTTTTATAACTCTTTGAAAAACAGTCAGCAAAAAGCTGCAGCTGCAACTCAAGAGGAATCTAACTACTAATTCTACCTCTGTGGAGGAGATAGGGACGGCAAAGCGAGAGTGGAGTCGTCCCGACCCGGGATCTTTATGGTTGATAAATTTATAGAATTATTTACTGGATACCAAGGAGACTTTGGTATCGCCGATATGTCTTCGGCACAATTAGACACAGACAAAAACAAACTTAAACCAAACTACGAGTGGGCTGGTAGACCTATTACACAAGGTGATTATAGAGATCACATTGCAGGTAAAATATCTATAGGTATACAACCATGTAGATTAGACAAGACAGTGCAGTTTGGTTGTATTGATATAGACTCAAAAGATTATGCAAGTTTTAAAGTTGAAAACTATTTAGCATTATTTCAACAATTTAAATTACCTTTAATACCATTATTATCTAAAAGTGGAGGACTACATTGTTATTTGTTTTTAAAAGAACCGATACCCGCTGTCGATCTAATTTCGGCACTGAAGTCTTTTCTTCTGCCACTT